GGGTGGTTAGGGCGGTGATGAGTCCTTTGGCGTCTATGACGGGAGAGCCGTCTTGGACAATACTGTCAAACCTGAGACCGCCGCCTGTTACGTTGCCACCCTCAAAGTGCCATTCGTCAGAGCCGTTGTAATTTAGGTAAGCCCCCGGAACCTCAATCGATACGCCCGCGTATGAGAGATTGGATGGTTGTCCAGTTGCACTGATAATGATGCTGTTAGCGGCTTGATCGTCTGAGCCTGCGGAACGACCGATGGCGATTGCGTCTGCGCCCTGTCTGGTCTCTCCGGCACTAGGGCCGATGGCTATAGAACTAGCGCCCTGACCTGTCCATCCAGCCGACCCGCCAATGGCGATAGCACCAGCACCCTGAGTTGTCTGACCTGCGTTATATCCAACGCTGACAGCATATTCGCCTTGGTTGGTCTGGGCGGCGCTCCTTCCAACGGCGGTAGCGTAGCTGGCTTGCCCTTCGTATGCCGCCTTGTATCCTACTGCCACGCCATAAGCGCCCTGATCTGTGCGGCCAGACTGAGGGCCAACGGCGGTGGCGCTTTCGCCTTGGCCTGTGACGGCAGACTCCCAGCCAAAACTAGCCGCTTTAGTGGACTGATTTGTCTGTCCAGAATAAGGCCCAAAGGCGACAGCGTAAACGCCCTGACTATCTCTGCCCGCATTGCTGCCGACAGCCAAAGCATCAGCACCAGCACCAGACTTAGCCGCTAGTAGGTCGCCAGTGACTGTGACTGTACCTGTGTAGCTTATGGATCCGCCGTTGTCAGTCCAGAGGCCGTCTACACCATCAGCGCCGTCAGCACCGTCCTTGCCTCCGGGTTGCTGGAGCCAGTTAGCGCCATCGTAGATCCACATGGTGGCCTCGCCATCAGCAGGAACCTCCATCCACTGCTGGCCCTCGAGAGCGGGGTCCGGTGGATTAGGGCCGATATGCACGGAGGAACCGGAGCTTGCCTGTGGGATGAAGTTGACGCGGGCCGCGTCGCCGGAAGACGGGAACGTGCCATAACTGCTGATCGCGTTAACCGTGAACACGCAGTCATTCGCGCGCACGTCCTTACTTACGACAGAGTACTCCGCCCCGCCAGCGGGGGCCTGTATGAATATAATGTCGCCCTCGTTCATCAGGGCGAAGTTGTGCTCGTATCCGGTGGTGTCGAACCTGTGCAGGGTGACCGACGTTGCGATGATCCACTCCGCGTTGCGCGTGGTGAACTGACCAGAATTTGGGCCGTTGGGGTTGTACTCCCACTCACCCTCTAGGGTGTTCGACGTATCGGGCTCTGGGATGTCCACCTCGGCCCACGACTTGGACTCCCTGACGTACTGCTTCCCGTCATTGGGTGCCTCAGAAACGTAGTCACCAGCAGGCTGATAGATGCCGTCGTGGTTGTGGTTTACCGCCGCCTTGTTGTCGAGGGCTGTCTGCAGGCCGTCAACGTCGCCGATGACGTGGTTGTGCGCCCCGGGCGGGTAGGTGTCGGGCTTGCCCTGCACCTCGTCCCAATCTATCGAGCCGTCCTTGTCCGCGTCCAGCGCGTCGATCTGGTCCTGAAGGTCCTGATCGCCGTCGATGCGGTCCTGAATCTCTTTGTCGATCCTGTCATCGAGCACGGAGACATCGAGGTCTTGGATCGTGTCCTCTACATCATCAACGTGCGCCCACAGCTCATCGATCTCGGTCGTGTTCTTGGCGATATTCTGCTTGTTAGTCTCGACCTGATTCTCAATACCATTCAGGGTATTGGTGCGGTCGATAACGGTGTTGAGCTTCTCCCTTACGGAATAGCCCTCCTCGCCATTGTTGATTTGGTCAACCATTCACAGATACCCAGTTAGTTGGGCGGTCCTGCCACAGGGCAAGGTCTCGCCAGTAGTGTTCGATGTCCTGCCAGAAGGCGGTAATCAGAATCCAGTCCTCGTCGGTCACCCAGTCGCCGCAGTTCTCGTCCCCGGCAATCGCGCCCCACTGGTCGCAGTCGCCCTTGGCTATCTCGGACCAGCCGCCCTGATCAGGCGATGCCATGGCGCTGGAGCCTCAGTGCGCTGCCAGAGCCGGAGGCCCTGACGCTTGCCACGTTCGCGGCAGATACAGACTCGCCGTACGCTTGGGTCCACACGGGTATCCTCGCGTCCTCCATCAGGAACGGCGACACCTGAAGCATCGCGCCGTATATGTACAGGTCGGGGTAAGTCTCGAGCACCCAGTTGGTGGGATTGTCGTCGGACAGCGCCTCGGGGAACTCTAGGTACTCCATCTCGAAGTGGATGGGGTCGCCCTTCACGGCGGGCAGCAGCTGCAGCTGGTCTCCCGCGTGTCGATAGAATTTTGGACCTTCGGACAGTTCAGCACGCTCAATGTTGAAGCTGTCCGTCAGTCGCAAGGGTCGGCCATCAGCTATCACCTTGACGGTCTCGACCCAGTTGCACGGCAACGGGAAATACTCCCCGTAAACCTCTGCCTCTGCCCGCTGCGTCATCCTTACCTTGTCTCGGAGATCGCGCTTCAGACGGGCCTCTGTAAGCTCAATGAAAACCGGAAGCTGCTCCTGCAGGTCCTGCCGGTTGGCGAAGTCCGCGATCACCTCCTGTAGTTTTGAATAATTCATCAATCCCTCACGCCACGTACAGGTGGCTGTTTCTGCGTATGGATGAGCCACTGTTCCCGTGTGACATCGCGGGGCCGGACCAGCTCGTCAGGTCTGTGTAACCAGTGATCAGGTAGCGGAACGCGTCCGCCGCGTGCGAGCTCCAGTCGTGCTGTGGCTTGGGCTTAAAGGTCCTGCTGTGCTCCATCCACTCGGCGTGGTAGTGCCGCAGGCACTTGAGCAGTCGCTTGGTCTTGGATTCGTCGAAATACAGCCGGTCAAAGGCCATCCTCGTGGCGGCGATGCCGTCGTCAACCCTCAGCTTAGGGGCCACAATGCCGTCCATAACGCCCAGATTTTGCAAAATTTCGATTCTGGATTTCCCGGTACCTAGTTCCCGCACCTTCGCGTCATGCGGGAGGATGGTCGTACCGTATACGTAGCCCTCGGTCTTGGCCTTCTCCTGAAGCACCTGAACATAGTGATCAAGCGCCATCTGGGAGTTTTCGTAAAAATCGATAACCCTGATTTCTGAACCTACGAACTGCGCAAAAACGATGGAGGTAGAATCATTGATTCCTAGGTCCCAAGCGGTAACCACCGGGATCGAGCGATCAAAGTCGATGTGGTCCCTAATCCTGCCGTCCTTCTGGGCGGTCAGGATGCAGTCGCGATAGTAGGCACCCTCTTGGAAGTCCAAACAATCGCCCGCCCAGACATGGTTAAAGATCTCGGGCCTGAGCCGTATTCGGTCGTTCTCCATCTCCTGCCGAAGCACCTCGGGGAACCACTTGTTGTCGGAGTGGTTGATCTTGCAGACCTTGGCGTTGCTCGGCGGGCTGTCAACGAAGCGCTGGTAGGTGCTCGACTCGGGGTCCAGCGGGTTAAAGCTCACCCAGACCTCGGACTCCTCCTCCCGCACCGTCGGCAGCAGCGTGCGCCACGCCATGTCACTAACCGACTCGGCCTCGTCAATCCAGCAGATTAGGATCCTAGCCTTTGACTTGATGCTCTCTAGGTTGGTCCTCAGTCCGGCGAACGTGAACTCGACCGAGCGGCAGGTGGTGCGTATAAACTTGGCGCCCATCTCAAACTGAGTACGGAGGAAAGGGTCCTCCTCAATCGCGCTCTTAATCTCAGTGAACGAGGACTCATCCAGCGAGTTGAGATGCTCACGCGCGCATAGAATCTGGCCGACCTTGCCCTCTCTGGCAAAGTTGTAAGCCATGACCGCAGCCATCTTGGCGAACGTGCGGGTCTTGCCGCTGCCCCGTCCTCCGTATGCCACACGGTACCGCGCCGGTCCATCAAAGATAGCAGCCATCTTGGCCGGGATCTCGATGTTGAGCGCGGCATCATTCTCCGTCGTCATGCTCGTCAATGAGCTCTGGCGACTAGGCGATAATGTTAATGGTGGCCGGTGGCGTCATAGATGCGTCGGAGCTGGTTAGGTCTATATCCATGTCTTTTGGCATTACTGAGGCGATCATGCGGTTAAACGACGCCGGATCCATATCGGCCATCTCCCGAACAGCTCCTAGGCCCCTCTCCTCCCAGACGGTTAGGACGTCCGTGAAGAACGAGTGCGCGAGCTTGTTCTTGGAGCCCTTGGGGCGCCCA